TCCTGATCATCCAGGAAAATGCGGGCGATGGCTTTCTGCGCTTCGGGGTTGTTTTTATCCAGGTTCTGCACGCCGGCGCGCGCGGCGTAATCGCGCCAAAGGCCATCGGTAATGCCCAGCACGCCGCCCGCGCTGCCGCCATTATTGTGCTGCCCAATATCTGGCCGGTTGCCGCTTTCATGGCGCGCAAGCATGGCAATGGCCCGGTCAAGCGTGAATGGCCCGGCGGCGGCGGTGGTGCGGGTTACGGCTTCCGTCACGCGGTCTGCGAGGGTGCGGTCTAGCGCGGCGCTTTCAATCTGCGCGCCGCGTTCGCGGGCCATGGCCCGCACCTGCATGGCCGTGGCGGGATCGGCGGCGAAAAGCGCGGTGCCTGGGGCAAAGCGTGCCGCAATGGCCGTGGCATCCTGCGCGCTGGTCAGCGCCAGCAAATCCTGCCGCGCCTGCCAGCCGGAAATCTGCGCGGCTTCGGCGGCGCGATAGCGCGGCACGTCATACCCAGCGCGGGCAAGCTGTTCATCGGTGATGCCGCTGATCGGCTTGCCGCTATCCGCAATGGCCTTTTTGTCGGCGTCAATCAGCCCGGCAATTTCGGTGCGCGCGGCATTGCGCGCTTCCGTATCCACCGCGCGCTGCTGGGCCAGGTCGCGGCGAAATTCGCCAGCCATGCGCCGCGCCATGGGGGGCGTGATGCCAGGGATTTCGCCCTTTTCGCCGCGCGCTTCAAAATCTTGCACCCAGGCTTCGGTGCGCGGGCCTTGGGCAAACAGGCCGCGCGCGGTGCCCAGCGCTTCGGTTTCCTGCGCGCCTTGCAGGCGTTCCGTGATTTGCGTGACGGAAAGCGCACCGGCGCGCGTGGGGTCCGCCGGGATTTCCTGGCCATTCAGCGTGAAGGCTTGGCGCGGGCCAAGGGCAATCAGTTCCTGGCGCAGCGCAAGCTGTTCTCGGACGATATCGCCCGTTGCCGCCGGGTCAGTGGCGCCAGCCACGGCGGCCCGTTCAATGGCCGCGATGCGGCCGGGCAGGGCTTCATTGAAAGTGGCAATACGCTGGTCTTGTGTGCGGCGTTCCAGCGCGGCGGTCAGGTTCCGCTGATAGGGCTGGGCCAGCAATTCCAGCGTGGGGCGCAGCCGGTCCTGCAAGGGCTGCGGCATGGGCGCCAGCATGCCCTGAGTATAGGCCTGATATGCCTGGCTGAACGCGCCGGGGTCGGCTTCATGTTCGCGGGCCAGGCGGTCCAGATTGGCGCGCGCATCAATTTCCAGGCGCCGGCCTGAAGCTTCCAGCGCGGCGCGATTGAAGGCGGCGCGGTATAGGCTGCCGCCATCCTGCATCTGCGCGCCTGGTGCTGCGCTGCCCGCATTGAAGCCAGCCTCGGCGGCGGCGGCCTGCGCTTCCTGATCATCGCGGCGCGCGCGGGATGCCAGCACGCCATTGATCCGGTCTGCCAGGGAAAGCAGCTGCGGCCCGCCGGTTTGCGTGGGGGAATAACTGGCCTGGGGCATATTGCCGGCGGGATCAATCGCGGCGCGGGCGGTGAATTCCGGCGCGGCAGGGGTTAGCGGCGGCATGGCTATTCGCGCCTGAGGTTGATGTTGACTGTTTGGCCCGCGCGGCGGGCGGCTTGCCGGTCCAGATTGTCAAACAGGTTCACGCCAGCGCCTACGGTGCCAGCAACGCTAGTATAATCGGCGCCGCTGCCGGTTGCGTCTGCTTGGCTGGAAAGCAGGTTGCCTTGCGTCAGCAGCTGTTCCCTGCGGATGGTGGTATTGGCTTCGGCCAAGGCTAATTCGCGTTCCGCCACGGTGCGGGTGGCATCCGCCACGGTTTCCGGCGTGCCATCCAGCGTCAGGCCAGCGCCGGAATATCGTGCGTTCTGGGCGGCCAATACACGGGAAAGCTGGTCACGCATGGCTAGGCTTTGTTGCAAGCCCCGCAAGGCTTCCTGATCTGCGGCAAAGCGGCCCTGCTGCGCTTGGCCCTGCTGCACGCGCGCCTGCATGCGCTGGGCGGATGCGCTTTGCTGCGCCCCTGCCACGCCAAGTCCTGCGGAAGTAAGCGCAGCGGCTATGCTGGCATAGCTGGCCAGGGCCGCCCATGAAGTGCCTGTGGCTGTGGCCGCTGCGCCCGCACTTGCGGCGGTGCTGGCGGCAGCCGTTCCTGCGGCGGCAGTGCTGGCGGCAGCCGTTCCTGCGGCGGCAGTGCTGGCGGCTGTGGTGCTGGCAGCGGCTGCTGCCGGCAAAAGATCAGCGATGAAGGTCATTTATTCATCCACCTGCACGGTATAGGCCAAGGCCAGCAATTCCAGCGGTGCGGGAATGGTCTGCGACAATTCGATGTTCTGCTGCGCGCGATAACCCAGCGTCCCGCGCAGCTTAATGTCGCCGGTGAAAATCGGCGGCGGCGTATCCAGGGGCGCGGCGGGCGCGGCCCCCACCTGGCGCAGCACAACGGGCTGGCCGCGCAATTCGAATACGCCGGAATTGATCACCCGGGCGGTGATGTCGGAAATACGCGCGCGGCGCCCGGTCAATGGCCCGCTTTGGTCGCGCGGTTCAATGGGTAGTGTCTGCGCGCGGGTTTCAAAGCCCAAGCCGATTTCGGCCGTATTGGCGGCTCGCGGCAAAGTGACTGCGCCGCCTGCAACGGTGGTGATGTTTAGGTAAGCACCATCGGCTATTCGCTGGGCTTCCAGGCCATCCAGATGGGCCAGCCCCGTCACGGTATTGAAAGGCCCGCCTGTGGTGCGTTGCACCGCAGCATCGGTCAGGGCGGTTTCATCCCAGGTTTCAATTTGGATCGCGCCATTGCGCAGCACGGCGAAAAACACTTGCCCCGAAAGCAAGGCGGCGGCGCTTTTAATCTGCCCATCGGTTTCCCAGCGCGTGAAGGCCACCACTTCCTGGCTGCGAAGGGTGGTCATTACCGTCACGGTGCCATCGGCATTTACCAAAAGCACATGGTCTGCATCGTCATTGCTGGCGCTGGTGCGCGCGGTAATTTCAACAGGTGATTTTACCAAATGCGGGGCAAGCAAGCTGGCCAGGGTGGATTGCCAGGCGGCTTCCGTATCCGAATACAGAAATTGGCGCAGCGCTGCGCCGCCCCTTTGGATGAATAGCGTGGCCCCATCCACTTCCGCCACGGTGGTAAAGCGCTTCATGCCGCGCCGGGTTTGGCCCCGGCGTTCCACGGTTTTGGGTGTGATCGGCACGCCTTCAATCGTGTGTTCCGCGCCGCTGGTAAAGATCATTAGCGCGCGGCCTGACGCCATTTGATGCACGGCGTTTAGCTGGTCCGTGTCTATGGTGATGTTGATGGCCTGGTCATCCAGGCCGGTGCCCACGTCCAAATTGAAGAAATCGCCAATCTTGCTGGCCAGCATGGTGGCCGGGCGTGATTTCAGCCCGCCAATCCACAAGCGGCCATCATGAAAAGTGCCGCATTCGGGCCAGCCGCGCGTGGCGGAAATCACCGCTTCGGCGCCGCTGCCGAAGTTATAGGTTGGAATATTGGTGAAAGTGATAGCGCTGCGCGTCCAGGTGGTTTCCGTGGCGCCGCGCTGGATTTGCTGGGGCTGCATATCCGGGTGAAACAACAGCAGCGTATCCGCGCTTTGGGCGCGGTTCATTTGGCTGGCTTGGGCGGCATTCCATGGGCAGCCCGTGACCGTGGCCAAATAAGTGCCATCGGCCCTGAAAACATCAAAGGCGCCGCTGCGCAGCGCAATGCAATAGGTCTGGTCCACATTGAAGGCAAAGGGGATCAGCCGCACCCCATCAAGGCCAGCCACCAAGCTGCGTTGATGGCGCATGCCGGGCCGGCGGCGCAGCCCGCCTTGGGGGCGCACCAGCATGTTTCTGATCAGGGCAGCACCGCTATAATACCGCGCCACTTCCGTTCGCGCGTTCAATGCGGGCGTCAATTCGCCGGCGGTGAAGCTGGTTTGCTGCGTGTAAATCTTGGGCATCAGCGGCCCCAGCGGGCAGTGACAAGCGGCGTGACGCCAAGGGTCTGTGGCGTCTGCTGCTGGCTGTCCAGGTGCCGCGCTTGGCGCATCAAGCCGCCGGCGCCATTTTCCATGGGCGTGCCAAAAGCGCGGCGGTAGAAGTATTCCGCCTTCTCCGTCCCGGCGCCAACTGCAATGGCAAGGTCGCCGGCCAAAGCGTGGCGTGCCAGATTGGTGAACCAGGCTGGCCAGCCCGCGCTATCAATCTGCACTTGATAATCGCAATATAGCGTTTCGTGGTTGGACAGAATGCGGTTTTCAAAGATTTCCCACGCATCGGCGGCAGGGGCGGAAGGTGCGGGCCGCACCGCACGAATGAAGATGGCTTCTGGCGGCCTGGCGTGCTGATAAGCCCATTCGGTCAGCGGCGCTTCGGCAATGCGGCCGAGCTGCGCTTTGCGCATCGTGAAGCGCCACGGGAAGGCCACCAGCACAGCCAATAGTGTGGTGGGCACAATCTGGTTGCAGCTTTCCGAAAGGTCCGTGCCTTCTTCAAAGCTGGTGACAGAAAATTCCCCCAATAGGCGCAGCGCCTGGTTGGTCAGGGCAATGTCGGAAACGCTGGTCATGGTGGCGGCGCGCTCAACGGCATTTGATCCAGCACTTGATTGGCGCGCCGCCAAGCTTCGGGCCAGGTCTTGGCATGTGGTTTTCCGGGCCGCCAAGTGCGCAGGTAGTAATCCCACGCCACCGCTTCACTATCAGGCAGCGGGCGCGGGTCGGACCATAGCAGCAAGCGCGCGAAGGCGGCTGCCAGGCGGTCATGGCGCGGTTTGGTGAAGGCTGCCCAAATTGCCTGGGCATCAAAGGCTACACCTGCCATGGCCGCGCGGTCCATGGCGGCGCCGCGCGTGGCGTGGTGGCGCATGACGCCATGCACCCCGCCGCCGCGTTCAAACTGCCAAAAGCCGGTCGCCGGGCCCATCACTGCCGGGCCGGTATCCACCTGGTCCCGATACAGAAACCGGCTTTCTTGCCAGCCGATTGCCAGCAGCATCCGTTCGGCGGCCATGCTATGCGGGATCCGTTCCGCCGCTGCCATGCTGGAAAGCACCGGGCGGATAATCGCCGCCAGCGTCAAATCCAGCCGCGCTTGCGGGGGCAGCGGGTCATTCATCAGCGCGCGCGCTTATCAATCACGGACCATGCCACGCCGCCCAGCGTCACGGCGGCGCCAATGCCCGCATTCACCGTGCTTTCATCGGCATAGCCCTTGGCTACCATAAGGCCGCCAAGGGCGGTTAGAACATGGCGGAAAATGCCAAGCCACATTGCTTGCGTCATGGATCAATCCTTTTGTTGTGGGGTTCCAAGAAAGCGGCGCCAAAAGGCAATGGCGATTTGGGTAATCACTGGCGCACCAAGATGGCCCGCGATGGCGCCAGCGGCGGCAATGGTCAGCGGATGGTTGTGGCCAAAGGAAATGGCCAAGCCGCCACCGATCAGGCCAGCGACAATGGCGCTTGGTGTTTCCAGGATAACATCAGGCCAATTGATCTTCCGGCGTTCACCTGCGCTGCGGCGCAGCATTTTGGCAAAGCCCGCCAGCCAAGCCGCGAAGATGGCGGCGGCAATTTGCATGATGTGTTCGCGGTCCATTAGCCGCCTACCATCCGGCCAACCAGCGCTGCATCTGCTTCCATCATGTTCGGCGGCGCGGTTATTTCTGCACCTTTACGAACCATGACGCCAAACATGCCCCATTCGCCGTTTCTATCTACTGGCATTGGCGGATCGCCGCGCGGCGGTAGCCATGCACCGCCAAGCGGGCTGTCATCCACTTCCAGTTTTCCGGCGATGGCGTCTGCCATTTTTCCCAGAAAACCTTGCCAATTCCATTCAGCTTCTTTTGGGTTCATAGGGCATTCACCGCGGCTTGAAGGTCTGTGTCGGAAAGGGGTTGTGGCAGCAGGCGCATGGTGAGGATTTCACCGTTCATGGCGCCGCCGCCCAAGCCGCCGATGCCCAGGCGCATCGTGGTTAAACCGCTTGTCGGCCCGCCTGTGACGCCTTGAACAGAACCGCCCGCCGTGAAATGCCGCATGGCGCCCGTGCCATCAAAGGTCGCGCCAGTGCGAAAAACTGCGCCGGGCGTATAGGCACCGGACGCTGCGGAACCGAGAATTGCACCAGCAAGAAATCTGGCTGCGACAATCTGATCACTTCCCGCTGCGGCGCGGAGGCGAAAGGCGTTGGCAATTGTTCCATCGTCCAAGGTTAATAGGGTTTGACTGGCTTGGCCTGCGCTTACCGAATTAGCGAACACCGCACGCATCAGCACTGTGCAGGCGCCGCTAGCCGAAATGCCTAGCGCCGAAAGTGGCGCGCTCACAAAATCCTGCCCGCGTGTGGCTGCGCCTGGCGTGCCAATGGGGTGTAAAACTGGCGTGGTGGCGAAGGCACCAAGTTCAAGCTGCGGCAGGCCGATGCGAATCGTGAAATCATGCGTACCTGCCGTGAAGTTCATTCTCACGCGGAACCGCACAAAGCCAGTGCCCACACCGATTAGGGTGCGCGTATTGATTACGCGTTGTGTGGCCAGCGGCGCGCTTTCTGCGGCGGTTACAGCAATATCAGCATCTGAGGTGAACGCGGTATTGGCGCTGTCACGTTCCTGCCAGTTGATTTGCCATGTCGAAGGACCCGAGCCATTGATAACCCGCCAGTGAAACGATCCCGTCCAAATCTGCCCCGCCGCTGCGGCTATTGCGTTGGCGGCTTCAACGGACAGCGCGAAAACAGGCCCGCTGGTTGTGGTGCCGGAAATGCGGAAATCCACATATGAAATGCCGTCCTCAACACCGATACTAGCAACCTGCGTTGATAACCCGCCCGTCGTTGAAAAAAGCATATGCGTCGGCGCGGTGCCGGGGTTGCCAACCACCGCGCCTTCCATGCGCGGATTGCGAATGAAGTTTGTGCGCTGCCCTTCAATCACCAGCCCTTGCGCCGCACCATTGAAGCGCGCCAGGTCCGCCGCGTATTCCTGCCAGGTCACGCCATTGCTGCTGATCGCCGCCGCCCGCACCCCCGCCAATTGCGCGCGGGTCAGCGTAAAAGGGGGCCGCAAGCGCTGCGCTTCTGGGGCGCTGCCCCCCACATTGAAATAATCCACGAATTGATCTGGCTGCGGGAATTGGCCAAACCCGAAAAAATTACTGAACTGGTTTTGAGCAAACAGGCTCACTCACATACCCCCGCCGGACAGCCGGGCGGCAATGGGGCCTGAAGTGAAGGCGGTGCAGGTCAGCCGATACAGCACGCCCGCTTCGCGGTTGGCGTTCTGCACAACCTGGTTCACCGGCACTGTCCAAGCATTGCTGCTGCCATTGGGCATTTGCACATTGAACCAGGTGGCGCCCCCATCCACGCTGAATTCCAGCGCTACAGTGCCAACGCCGCCCGTTGCCATCATCAGGAACGGGCCGGGCATTTCTACCGGATCGGTGGATTGGTTGGCGGCGGTGAAGGAAGCGACTACGCGGCGGCTTGCCAAATCCCGGTCGCCTGCTTGTAATTGGCCCATGCTGTCCCCCAAAGGTCAGCGCGGCCCCGAAGGGCCGCGCCTGGTCTTAGTCGGTGTTGGTAATGGTCAGCGCCAGCGTATCGCTGACATTCACCACGCCAGCAGCGCTGACTGACAGCACCACATGGAAGCCGGCGGCGGTCACGGCGCCGGTGCCATCAATGGTCAGGCGATAAATCAAATCGCCCACCTTCAGGACATTGGCCATTTCATTGAAATAGCCAGCGGTATCCACTGTGGCGGCGGCATCAGCGGTGCGGTAGGACCAAATCGCCGGGCAGCCCGGCACGGTTTCAGCCGTGCCGTTCTGAATGGGGGTGGACTGCCCGCCAATCGGGCTAAGGTTCCTGCGAATAAAGGGCATGATTACGCCTCCACCGTTGCGATTTCGACAATGCCGCCAATGTCAATGGCCACGGCGCCAGCCTTGATCAGCTGCGCCGAAAGCCAGCTTGTCTTTTCCGGCACATAATTCACTTCCAGCGGGTCTTCATGCGCAATCGCCAAACCCACCGCCTGCATGTCAAAAGCAAAGCAGGTGCGCGTGGTGGAAACCAGCGGCAGGCCACCTTCGTCGCGGTCATCAATCACCACAAAATCAAAGCCGTACAGCGAAGGCAATTGGCCTTTGGTGACCACATAATTTTCCACAAAATCCTTGCTGGTAAAGCGCTGCTCAGAAATCAGGTCTTCTTTGCCGCGCGCGCTGATTACCATTTTGCGCTGCCCAGCCGGCACGGCGCGCGCATCAAACAGGGCCATGGCACGGCGCAGCTTGGCATCGGTCAAGCCTGTGCCACCCGCCGCGATATTGGGCGAACCATAGGCCGCGTCCAGCGCCGCAATGATCATTTGGTCCAAGCGCCTGCCGCAAGCGCCGGCGATATTGGTGGCCAGAATGTCGCGTTCCTGGAAGTTCACCAAAAGCTGGTCCAGCTTGTCCGTATATTCAGCGGCAATCCAATCGGTCAGCGTGGCGGTCGCTTCCGCGTATTGCACATTCATCACGGTCACGTCACTGCCCGGCACGCGCTGCTGGGCTACGCCACGGGCATAGCGGCGGAAGCGTGTGGTGCTGCCGATCACATTGTTCTTCACCCGCACATGGCTGCGCAGCAGGCCAGCGGATTGATAGGCAGCCTTTACGGCCGCATCGAATTCAATTTGTGCGATTGCGCTAAGGCCCTGGGCCATTGCAATGCTCCTTCAGAAGAAAGCTTCTCATGCTCGCTTCGGATAGAGCCGCGCCTTCAGGGTCCTTGCGGATGGGCCTTTGGTAACGGGTCCTACGCTTGGGGCTGTGCCGCCGCCCCCATCGCGGCGCTTGTTTCTGCCCTGTCTTGCTTGTGATCCCCGGCGGGCTTTTTGGCACCGCCCGCCGGGACACATGGAAGGAAAGGCAGAACAGTCGCGTGATTAAAAAGCCATGGCGCTGCGCGCCGGGGCAAGCGTTTTTATGTCACACATTCAGCAAGCCGCGCTTTTCCAGCCCTTCCAGGGCGCGGAGGGCGCGGGAAATCTTTTCCTCGCCGCTGGCTTGACCAGCCCTTTTTTCGATATTGCCTTGGATCATCAGGGCGCGGGCCTCGGCTGTGGTCATATCGGCGCCGGC